GCACCTATCACAAATAGTAAGCCAGTCCCCTTTTACATAATTTGGACGATGTGACATTTATTCCTTTATTAAACTGGAGCCAGAGGCAAAAGAGAGTCTGGAACGTAGTGAAGACTCATACTGTCCAAGATGTTAAGAAAACATGCCAATAGTTACGGTGACTTGGAGATTTGTTTGTGAATAGGTTGTAGTAGCTGTATTGAACAGCCCAGAAACAATTTTTGCGCCGTTGGTTGTTCCATAGAAGGTGGGGACATGCAAAGTACCACTTGCTCCTACTAACCCTATTTGGTTCCCATTGGCATCTGTAGAAAAAGCTACATTATAATTTCCATCAACAGTTGGATTAATAACAACAGTCATATTATACTCCCAAGAAAGCAGTAACTACTGCCCCTGTTCCAGAAATAGCCGTTAAATTTGCTCTAACATATTTCCAAGCTGAAGTCGAAGCAAACCCATCTGAGGCAGATACAGTGCCAGATAAGATTATAGTCCCCATTACCGTAGCACAAGTATGGATACCGTCATTACTACATTCAATAGTAACAGTTGCTGTTTGAGCCCCAGAAGTGCCATCTATGCAAGCCTGAAAAGTAGCAAAGACCCCCTCTTTATACAACCAAGCCCCGCTACCACTTGCTGTAATAGTTGTGCTAGTGACAGTTTGAGGAATACTTACATGATAGGTTCCTATACCACCAGCAGCCCCACTTATCTGATCTAAGATAACTGTATTAGGTGAAACCCCTGTACCACTTAAAGTATTACCAATACTTAAATAACCTGTGCAAGCAACAGCATTAAATACTGTCCCAGACTGGGTAATAGAGATAGTTGAAGTTGTACAAGAAGAAGAGCTTACTGTAAGTCCAATATAGGGAAATAGTATCTCTACCGGACTATTTAAAAGATTATTTACTGCACCACACTCAAGGGTTACTGCTGCCATATTATACTCCTAATTTACTAATGTCCAACATTATAAGAAATGTTCCTGTACCTTTAACTGTGAGTTGTAAATCATGTCCAGGAAGACCCCCGAAAGGATCAAGCTCAAGTTTACCTTTACCCTCAAATGGTAGAAAGTAAGGTTCATTTTTATAAGAAACAATAATTTTCAAACCAGACTCTACTAGAAAAGCAGCACTATCTAAACGAAGAGACTTAGGATTCCCTTGAAGGCCGTCTACACCTATAAGGAAATACGTTAAGTCTCTCTCATCTAAAACCGTGCCACTTACTACGAAGATGGTGTTCTTAGCACCATCCCCAGTCTTAGTTATTGTTATATTGTTTTTTTCTAAGCCATCAGTAAGTGTTGTTCTCATTGCTATACAGCGGCTGGATTAGCCAAACCATTTGCATCGGCTGCCCCTGTAATTGGACTAAGATTATTACTAAAGGCAAGTTTAGAGCCCGTTGCAATCCAGATACCAGCACTAGCATCCAATTGCCAGAGATAGTTGTCATAGGCATGTCCTGTCCAAGCAGTAGCACTTGTACTAATAAAAGAACCTCCAGTAGAACTGGTATTGGGTTTATTTAGTCTATTTCTTCCAAAATCAAAGTTTGTTACATTATTGGCACCAGTAGCAAGCATAGCAGCAGTATCATTCAATACTGCCCAAGTACCAAAATTATCCCGGATAGATACATTGTCATTAGCTGCTACAAACTTAATAGCTGTAGTAGCTGCTGTAGTACCAAGACTTGAAATCTTATTACCATCAAATACCAAACCATCCATACTGTTTGCAGTAGTGGCTGGTTGAGTAACAATAGTAAGAAAATTCAAGACACTTGAGGTATCCCGGAATTCACATTTTTCAAGTGCGAAGTCTTTAGGAAGAGAAAGAGCAGTTGCTTTAAATACAGTTGCCACATCTGCAAACATAGAGATAAAGAGGAAGTTCTGCATAGACACTCCAACTCCTTGACTAGCATAAACAGTAGCAGTAGTGGTTACAACAGGTTGTATACAGTCTAAAGTATATACACCAGCACCACCAGCAACACCACTAACCTGAGATACGATTCTAGTGCCTGGAATAATTGTGGCAGCATATAGATATGATCCAGGCAAGAATGTGCCTGTAGTTAGAGTGGTAAGAGTCATTGTATTTGACAACGCTGCAATGGTGCAAGAAGAAGCAGCACCTGGTTGTCCACCAAGCACAATTGCCGCTGCTGCGGCTGTAAAAGTAAGAGTAGGACGGTTTGTCCCTGTACCCAAACCAATAATTGCTACATTGGATTTATACAAAGAAAGAGCGTTAGCAGTAACTGCACCGCCTTCAAGGTTAGCAGTTGCTACACTTATAAGTTCATCATGGTTTGGTTTGACAAAGATAATGTCTCCACGACCATGTACACAGCGAGATACTGCATATTGAAGAGTTGCAAAGGGAGCATTAAATGTCCCTGGGTTGCCATCTGAACCTGATATTTGACCTTGAGTAAGACTATTGGGGTCATTAGATACCCAATAGACTAGACCAGGATGACTTTGAGTAATTGGAATCCCACGAAGGGTTACATTGTTAAACCCAGATGGAAAGTTTGAAGAGGTTGTTATTTGATTAGCCACGGTTGAATCTCCTAATTAAGTTAGAATAGGCCAGGACTTATTTTGGCATGGAACCAAATGCCTGGACTAGATTTATTACAATACTACTTAAGGACCATTTACGCCCCAGACCCCCTTCGGGTCTGACCAGCCGACACTATACCGTTCATATCCCTTGGCTTTGACATTCATGGTGTCGAAGTCGTTGTCTTGGTCAAACGTAATAGCATGACGCTCATAGTACTTCATACCATCTTGAATATTGGTACGAACGAACCATGCGTGAGGACTAGTGAAGTAGTGGTTAAGTTTAATACCTCCTGGGAACGCATTAGTAGCCAAAAGTACATTAACGTCATTGTTAGCAGTACCTGATTGATAAACAGACTTCAGGATACGATGAGCATTAAAGTGTTCTTGACGAGCAATGTGCAATGTCTTAGGCATCACTTGAATCAAGAGGCCCCGGTCATTGGTCAATCCCATAATAGCTATAACAGCATCTTCAAGAGAAGCTTCGCTTAGGTCAGCATCCGTGGTTGGCTTATTAGCCCACGTTCCCCCAGTAGTATTAGGATGCACTGTTGAACACAGGGCTACCCCATCACCACCAAGATAGGTACCATTAAAGGCCCTATTGTAAACATTAGCTGCTACGTTCTCTTTGGTCTGACGGAATCCCATAGCAAGGGACGCTGCCCGACGTTTAGATACTTTTTCATACAAATTGTCATCCAATTCTTCTTTAGTAACAATATACCCCAAACCATAAGCAATGTGAGTATAACGAGTAACGAAGCCTTGAACTTCTGAATCGTATGATACACCAGCAGACTCAGACTTGCGTGGAGCAAGACCAAAACCTGTCAGTTGTACATCTTCTTCATAGTTTTGAGTAGAACTATCCGTGTCAAACAAGTCCGTGTATTCTACGGGATGTTCAGCATAGACTTGCCCCCACCAGGCTTTAATGCCAGGCCATAGGGCTTTTGGGTGTGATGCAGTTGTGATTATACCAGCCATGTCATTCTCCTATTATAAACCAAGGAAGTTGGTAGCTGCGGCACCTACTTGTGCCATACCAAGTTCATGGAAATTAAACTTAACAAGGAGTCTGGAATAAGCCCCAACATTGCTGCCTGGGTTATCTGCTCTTTGTACCAACCCTAATATCTGCAAAGGCAAGGAAGCAGTTGTTGCTACCGTGCTAGATGGGATAATAATGTTGGATTGTGGAGAAGACTGGCTTAAAGTTGTCGCCGTTGCATTTTGGTCAATTGCATAGGTTTGGTCAGCACCATTGTAATAGGAGCCCAATCCTGCACAATACCGCATCTTAGCTAAAGTGATGTTAGTGGCAGTTAAACCTGCACTCACTTCAAACAAGAGTTGGGGATCATCTGCTACATATACATAACGTACATTAGCACGAGTTCCTGCAATGATATAATTCGTTTCAAGATTCAAAGCAACTCCTTGAAGGGAGACACCAGGATCAGCTACACGAATACCAACAATAACGCCTAGAGCTGCCCCAGCAGCATTAAAACCACTTGGAGCTTTCTTGATATAGACAATACCGTCTGCATCACTACCACCTGCACTCTGAACTACATCGCCAATAGCATAACTAGCAGTAGTGTCAGCAACAGGTATAGCATACAAACGGGCTTGCCCCGTCCAAGGGGCTCCGTTTAGATACGAATGTGGCGAAAAGCCATTGATTCGATTTGAATTTGTTGCCATTTATATTTCCTTTTCATATATTTTTATCGAGATATTTTTATCCCCGCATCATAACGATGATCGGCGGATTGTCCGTCTCCTGTTAGCCTTCCCCCACGAATGGCCTCATCTACAAGGTCTATTTTAGCTTGGGCTTCGTTTTGATCTTCCTCATAGAATTCTTGACGAATCTTCATCAAGTACGCATACAGAGCTTCCCCTGTTTCTGCTGTACCCACAAGAAAGCGAACCTTATCTCCTACATCGGTATTGC